TACAGACAAAAGGAATGAAATAGCTTCTCGAAACCGGGGATGATTGTCAAACTCAGACAAAAATGAAGAAAGGCGCTCTTTCATATTGTCAGTGTTGTGCAGAAGGGTAGCCACAGACTTAACTATGCGCTGACCAACCGGACGACGACCATCATACCATACGTGACTACAAAATTCAATGTCCTGACAGCGAACAAAATCACGTAATGGGAAATTAAGCTTATGATAGGTAACCTCGGTCATATCATGAAAAGTCTCAAGGCAGTCGTCACCTTGAGCACATGCATAATGATCAGAGAAATCATCATAAGTAATCTGTTGGTTAAGATACAGTTCGTAAGCAACTGCATAACTACGACGAACTCTAGCGAATGTGTTAAACAAAGTGGTCACTTTACGGCCAGAAATTTGACCAGCACAAGGAGAACTGAAAATATAAACATTGCCGTCAGAGAGAATGCACAGAGTCCGGAAGATACAGCGACCCCTTTGTTTCGCGAGGTGCGTATACTCACACGGAAAATGCGCATTTTCAGCGACAAGCTCAACGTTTAAAATTTCCTCAGCCTCAATGTACGTAGAATCAAATTTGGGCACATCAGAAGAAGCCAAATCTTCACATTCAGAGAGAGAGTCGAAGAGAACATCAGAAGCAAAAACATCAAAACCTATACCAATCATACTAGGACACTTACCCCAAGAAGCAAGAACATCTTGAGTGTAAGAGTCATACAAATAACGCTCAACAATCTCATCCAGAATTGAAACCTTGCGGACACTCCTGGCAGACTTACCAATCTTGACACATTCAGATTTAAGTAAGACAGAAGTCGGATCACAACAGAAATAGTAGTGAAATTCCTCGCAAGTCTCGATAAGAGGAGCTAAGTACAAAAGGCATAGAATACGAACATTAACCAAGTAATATAAGGCATCAAATGCACTATCAATGACATTCCCTTTATTAGAAAACAAAAACTCATAAGGGTAACCAGGGTTGCTTGAACGTTT